ACACGAACAGGGCTTGAAAATGCCATATAACCACCTAATTATTAGAGTAATCCACATGAATAAGAAACTAGGTTTACTTCTGTATGAGAAGTAACAGTTGTATAATATATATATGGAACTAGTGTTAAAGCTGCACCAAATTGATAAGCTGCGACAGTTGTAGGAGCGATCAAAGGACCATTACCTGTAACATCTCTTAGGTAAGTTACATTACCAGAAGCATCGCATTGGACTTGAACAGTAAAGTTTGTCAATACGATTGCTGTATTTGTAGAGTTTGTGGTGACAACACCACCTGAAGCTAATTGAGTTCTTGTTTGTAAAGCACCAGCCGCACCTACGACACCAAAAGAAGCATAATCAGTATAAGATGTTTCTGTAGCATTGTATGTTTGCTGTTTTCTAAAACCTATTCTCAATTCAGTAACGTTAGCTAATGTATTAATGTTGAATGTCGCTCGAACATAAATACCGGCTGTTCTGGAAGTAAAAGCATTCTTAATCGAAATTGAATTACCTTCTGTGATCTCGATTGTTTTTGTAGCTGCTCCAGTAACTGTATCAATGTTGATACCATTATTGAGAATTGTACCCATTAAAGGCATTGCAGCTGTAGCAGCAGTAGTATTGTAACATTCCATATATCCATCAGACATCATCCATTGATTAACTGTATTGATGGTTGTAGCTGGCACTGCAGCTCCCGCAGTTCCAGGATTACCGGCGGTATTAGCACCGAGCATCCAAGATCCGAAGTTTATACTTGTATTTCTATCATTACCCTTAAACGGGCCTGGAAAACCTGAAGCCATTTAAAATCTCCTATTAAACAAATGTTAAAGCACCGTTAAAGTTTGCAACTGTCCATATTGTGCTAGCGCCTCCAACTGAAGCAATCAACTCTACACAATCATTTTTGCTTGAAGATGAAAGAGAACCAGAAGTTCCAGCTGTTGTGCTTAATCCAACACCTAGTATTTGTTGAGAAGCGTTTTGAGCAATTCTCCAACCACCAAGTGAATTACCAATAACTTTAACAACACTTCCTTGTATTGCTGTAGTAGGTAATGTCAAGGTAACAAGCGTACCACCATTGTCGATAACATACATTGTTTGTACCGCAACAGCTGCACTTGAAGAAGTTTGATCGATTACAGCAAAACCACCTGTTTTTACATCTAGAGCTAATGTATGAGCGCCCGTAGTAAATGCAACACCTGTGGAAGTTGTAACAGTTGTAAATGCAGGATCTGCTCCTGTGGAACCACAAAGTAACTGTCCATTTGTTCCTGCTGCAGTAGCTACAATTGAGCTTGTAGTTTCACCAAGTAGAACACCATGCACAGTATAGGTTGCAGGAGTATAAGGACCAGTTAAACTAGCTGTTAAAGTTGAACCAGCTCCACTAATAGTGATTTGGTTAGCAGTTCCAAGGATATTTAAGTTTCCAGTAGTTGGAAGCAACGCACCACCAGAATCGCCAGTAAGAGTTTGAATATCACCACCGGCAGCAGCACCGAGAATTGTCCAGATACCTGGATTTGTGCAAAGCTGATAAGATGTAGAAGTAGTTGTGTTAATCCAGATCGATCCGATTGGATATTTTTTATCATTTGTTGTAGGAGCTCTAACGGATTTAACAAGTCTCCAACCACCTACGGGAACGATTATATTTGCTCCTTCATAAGCTTGTGGTTCGTTGCTTAATCCTAATGGATTCTTGCCTGTCATGGATACCTCACACATGTTTGTGATAGGTTTTTGTCGATTTAACTTTGGCCATTGCCAGAGTATGAATCCACTCTATCAAGGAAATACTTTAATCACTAGTGAAATTAAATTAAAGTTTCGGGCTTTTATTAAATTAGCATATTTGCTACTATTGGAATTATCATAAACCTTAAACAGGAGTTTCAAATGAATATGTTAAAAACAATTTTAATCACAGCGATTTCAATTTCAACTTCATATGCTCACGCATATTATGGAAACATTAGTCCTGAAAGTACTGAATCTTATGTAGATCGTTTAACAGGTACACAAAGACAAGTAAATGTTACCGATAGCAATGGATCATATTCGACCATTCATCAAAATACGAATGGAACAGGTTATGTCAATCATAGTGATGGATCATTTTCAACATTTTCAAGATAAGGAGTAAATATGGGCGCTTTTTTTGGATTCGTATTTTTCACAATTATTGCAGTTGCTATTTTTCTGATGGTTGTAGCAATCGTGAAAACTATTTATAATTCTATAAAGGAATTATTCATTTCCCTAGCTATATGGATGGGTGATGAAGAGCTCAAGAAAAAAAGAAAAAATAAACGGCATGAAGACTTTCTGAAATATGATGACTATCAAGGTTAATCTTCATATCCAATTTCTTCTTCTTCCATTTTTTTCTGGAGTGCCTTTACGTTCTGTGTAACTTGAGAGGCGTTGCCAGCGGCAGCGCCTTTTAATATGTTTCCGTAATATTTGCGCAATGTAGGACTTTTAACGACTTGATGAAGAACTTTATATCCCTCATATCCTACTTTTAAGGGAATTGCCGCTCCAGCTGTTTTAGCAGCTATTGCCGGGAATGCATAAGCCCCTCCTAATCCAAGGATTGCTTTCAAACCATTGTGCTTAACAAATTTCTCTGATGTTTTCTTGATAAAATCAGCCATTTTATCTGAACTTTGATAGGCTGCATATGCTTCATTAGCTGATGAATTTAATTTACCAAATTTAGGATTGGTTTTTTTCCCATATTCATCAAGTGCACCAATGATTTGACCTTTTACTTTATCAAGATTATGAATAGCTTTTTGCTTAATGTGTTTTGGCATTTCGATGTTAAATCCACCAAGCTCTGATCTAATTTCATTTATGGTTTTCCTGAAATCGATGAGCTCTTTTACTTCGATTTCATCACCAAGCATTCGATCTTTGATTTCACCAAGTTTTTTTAAAGCTCTTTCTTTTGATGGGGCAGATCCTCCACTCTCAAAAGACTTTTCAAGTTTTAAAATCGAATCTTGAAATTTAGGAGACTTTAATGTAGCTCCTTCAGGAATTAGTTTTTCGCTTTCATTGAATAAGGCGCTAGCATATTTTTTTGCTCCTCCTTTCCTATGAGAAACTAAATCCAACACAATCATGGTGCCAATTTTAGCTGCATCAGCTGTTTTATCATGACCGGTAAGTTTAATACCTTCCTTAGCTATATTAGCGACAATTGGAATGCCAAGATTACGCACTAAACCGTATTGACCAGATCCAGGAATCATAAAAGAAGCAATGTCTTGCATAACTTCTCCAGCCTTTTCCTCTCCTTCGCTCTTAGGGGTCGTGTAACCTAAAGAAACTTTTTCAGACCTTTCTCGAAGTGATTTAGATGTGGGTAAATTTGTCTCAGGATTAAAACCAGTAATGGTCTTTGCAAATGAATATAAATCTCCAGGCATTCCTAAAATAGTTTCACCCATCCTAGAAGTCTGTTGAGCGATATTTCTTTCAATTTCACGATCTAAGTCATTTTCACCCTCAAATGGAAAGTCTTTTTTCCATTTTGCAAACGGATCAGGTTTTTGCTCTTGAGTTTGCAGTTGTTGGGTTTCTTGTTGAGGTGGTTGCTGAAGTTGTTGCATTTGTGGTTGTTGTTGAAGCTGATCCATTCCGGGCTGTTGAGGTTGCATTTGATTTTGCATGCCTAATTGTATGGGTTGAGGAGGCGGAGAAGAAACGGGAGGAATAGTATCTAACTTTGCCTTAGTTTCTCTCCATCTAAAGAATGGATCGCTTTGTTGGTTCATGCTTTTGTAGCTCCTAAATTCATTGCTTCTTCAACATCTTCTAAAGGAACAGTTATCATTGAACCATCAGGAGTCCTCATTTGAATAGGATTACTTGTTTTTCTTCCTAAAGATGATTTTAATTTTGATTTATTAGGATTCTTTTCTCTTTCGGCAATCTCTTTAAGTTTAGATTCGTATTGAGCTTGTCTTTCTTCAATATAAGGCTTCATTGTTTCTTCAACAATTCTAGAAAGATTCCCTGGAACATAACCTAGGCTATCTTCATATTGCTTTTCCATTTCTCTTACAGATTGATGCCATGCTTTTTTTAAATCATTTGAGAATTTAAAAGATTCAATAACTGTTTCATTTGCTTCTTGAGATCTTCCAACTTTTGTTAACGCATCAACAAGCTGTTTTTCGATAAATTGGTTAGGTCTAGCCCCAGAAGACCTTAAATCATTCAAGAAATATGTTTTTGCAGCTGTTTTGAATTGCGCACCTTTAGCTGATCTGAAAAGCTCAATACCCGTAACTTCAGCTATATTATCTGGTGAAAAGAAACTAAGATCTTCATTTTTTACTGCATCTTCCATTGCGTTAACGCTAGCTTCCAAAACAGGAAGTTCTTTACCTAGTTCATCAGCCTTATCTAATACCTTAGCAGCTCTCTTCTCTCCTGCTTCAATTCTTTTGTCTTTAGTAGCAGCTTTTCTTTCATCTTGACGTCTTCTATTTTCAACGTATGCATTAGAATAAATTGGAGGAATTCCAGATTCATCCATCAAAGATTTTAATTCATCAGCATTTGCTTCAGGAAATTCTCTCAAAACCTGATTAGCCTGTTGGCTAACTTCTGGAGGTACAGGTTGAGAAGTTGTAGAACCTTTAGGAGCTGTTGCAGGTTTTGTTAATGATGCTGCAAGATGTGGATCGGACGTAAACCCTTCTAAAGAACCTTCTGGTAATCCACGCTCTTTTTCTAATGCCCTAATTACGGTTTTTCGACCTTCATCCTTTTGTTTGTTTTCTTGCTTATTTGAATATTGATCATAAAGAGTTTTCGCAATGTCTGGTCGACTTGCTAAAGCTTGGTAAAGTCCAGTATGCTTTTCTTCTTCTGTAGCATTGGGGTCCATAAGAACTTTTTGAGCCTGTATAAGAGCGCCTTGTAATTGGCTTTGTTTTTTTTGCTCTTTTTGCTCTTCTCTTTCTTGACCGTAATAATTTTCAAGATAATTACTTAAACCTTGAGCACCTGATGCAGTAACGGAAGGCCTAGCAGAAAACGATTGAATCATAATTTACCTATTTATAAGCTGCATTTTGTATGGAATTTGAATAATTGTTTCATGTATTTGTACCCGTAGGTGTTACATTGCTTGGGGTGCTTGAATATTTATTTGCAAGACCCTGCACAATAGAACTTACAATATTTGGCGCCTGTTGAGCCAAAGCATTATACATACCAGGTTGACCTTCTTCCCTTACAGTTTGATAAGGATTCCAATTCATAACACCTTTTTGATTTTCATAAGGCGTTTGAGCATATTGTAAGGCTGTTTGCAAATTATTTGATTGTTGATTTTGCCTCATTGCTGCTAGATCTGTTTGAAGACCACGGCCCGCTTGTGCCAATGTTTGTTGAAATCCACTTGAACTTAAACCACTAGCACCAGTTCCCATGCCTGCAAAACGATTGGCAATATCAGGTACAATTTGCTCATTAAAATTCTGAATATATGGAGCATTAGCAACTTCTTGCTGTTCGGGATTATTTGAATATAAATTCTCAAGGAATTTAGATCCTTTTCTATATAATTTATTATGAGGAATTCCTTGTTGATTGAAAATTCTGTTCTGGAATTTTTCAGCTTTTTTACTTCCAACTCGAACTTTTTCGTAACTTGCATTTGTACCAGCTCCTGGACCCCCTTGTTTATCTTTATTGTTTAGAAAACTACTCAAGAGTGTTGATCCGACAGCGCTAACGATTGGAATCCATGCCATAATAAACCTATGCTTGTTTTAAATAATTAAACGCCCAGTAACATTGAGTCAATGGGGACCCTGCGTTATTGGTGATTGTTATCACTTGTGAAGCAGGTACTGTATTATCAAATCTAACATTAAAATCTGTGCCTGTAAACACATAAATTGGTCCCGCAATCGTTGCGCTTCCATAAGATGGCAAAGGATTAGTTATTCCATTAATATTAGGGGGATTAGTTATCGGAGTTAAAGCGGGAAAAACTGTCACCCCTACAGGAATTGGTAATCCTCCATTCAATTCTACTAAATCAAATACTGTTCTAAATCCATATTTGGGAATATATTGACCATCCACAACACTTGTGAACCATTGATCGCCATTTACTAATTCTTGTTTTTGATAAAGACCGCTTGATTTTAAATTTAGGATAGATGCTGTTAATCTCATTCTTTCATTAATGAATTTTCTTTGTTCATCAGACTTTTCAGGAAGATCAAATTGAGTAGAAAGAAATCCGAAATAAGTATTTTGAGGACCAAACGTCATTGCTTAATCCTTCCCTCTTCTCGTGTATGCATAATTATTCCCTGAAGTTCAAAAGGACTTGTAGCTACCAAAGGGGTATTCATTTGTTCTTGAGTCAAAGTTAAAGTGACCTGATGATTTCTTGCAACTTGTCCTAAGAAAACACGAATATATTTTACAGTTTTTACTGGATTTGTTGTTAATGCTCTATCGTTAGTATTTATTGTTTTGATAAGCCAAGGATCTGATGGATCATCGTCAATATAATTTTCAAGAGTAATTTGTCCATTCGATGTATTTGTGATATAAAGATCATAAAATGCTAACTTGCATCTTCTTCCATTTTCAAAATATGGATTAAAAATATTAGTTGTTATAGTAAAATTATATGGCACACCATTATCGTCTGATCGATCTCCTTGCATTATTCTCCAAACATTCCCTTGAAGATCGCCTGCAACAATAATCAATGTATTATTTTGCTCCAATGCTGTATTCCATGTTGATGTATCACCATCCCAAGGAGAAGTCCATGTTTGCCAAGAATTATCTGTATTCGTCAGTTTGTAACTTCCCAAACTAGTAAAAGACTGAGTGAAAGTGCTCCAAGTATTATCTTGATAGTTAAAACATAGGATTTTATTTGGAGATTGATTGTCTGCATTTTCATCTCCATAGGTCCAATAAATCAAACGTTTTTGATAATCTCTTACTCCTTGAATACGGTTAAGACCCTCAACTGTTGCACCTGTTTCAAATTTATCGCAAAAATCTGGAATATCTAAATCGATTCTTTCTACATCATTGAATGTTGCTCCTACAATACCCCTTCGACTAATCATCAATACAGCTTCATCAAAAGAAATAGCTGAATAAGTGGCCTCTGATCCGAATTGAGTATTTATTCTTTCCCATTGAAATGGCTGGATAAAATTACCAGTAAAACGTAGACGCCAAGTTGAAAATTGAAAACCTACTATCAAAGTATCTTGTATGATTTGAGCACTTACAATTTTTTCATTGGTATCTGCATCAGTAAATCCACCTTTTCCAATAATATCTGTCACCCATGCATTAGGATCAACACCAAATTGATTAGGGGGTGTTGCTTGATAATAAGGCGTTCCTATCTGAGACCATCTTGCGCGGTTATAGAAATTAATTTGACCACCTGTAGTGACTGCAGGACCTTCAGTAGTATTCAAAGTTACCAGGAATCCCTTATAAGGCATGATAATTAAAGCAGAATTTAAAAAATTAACTGGAGCATTTACAGTCAAAGGTGGTTGAAAATCTTGCCAACCAGCTGTCAAGCTTCCATTAAATATTCTAATACCAACAGTTTGATTGGGAACTCCAAAAACATTATTTGTAGTCCACAAAGAACCAGCGTAATTTGAAGTATAAAAAAAGTCATCTTTTGCCCCTCCCCATAAAATTGGGGCAGATGCTCTATCAAAACTTATATTATCAAAGGCTTGAGTGCTTACATTGAATTCAAAAGCCTGTTTTGGGGTAAACACAATAAGTTTTTCATTATTTGCAGAATCTATAAATGTTTTCGTTCCCATTATTGGCAAATAAATATCACCAGAACTTGAAGAACCTGAGGCTAAAACATTTGTTGGAGGAGATGAATTTAGAACTTGTAAAGAAAAAGTTACTGCAGTTAAAAATGTAATTTGGAAAGCCATATTATTTAAGCCACCTAAAAATACCGTACCACCCGCTATGTAATTTCCTGTGGTTGTAACATTCAAAGAGATAGTATTAGCATTAACGGCAGAAACAAACCAAGGAGTTCCATTAAAAGGTTCTGATCCTCCAAGAACTGAAACTCCTGAAGTTCCTGTTATTACAACAGTTTGACCCACACTAATACCTGGTGCTCCAGCAACGGTTACAACTGTTGGAAAGCCTGTAGTTATAGCGCTTATGATGCCATTATCCATTATGACATTTTCTAGCCAAACTGAATCTCCTGTTATAAGTCCATGAGGAGTCGCAGTTGTTATAACAGGAGGCGATGCATTTGTGATATTTGTATACACTATCCAACGAGGAACTCGTGCTAAAATCGAACTTCCCTCTCTTTTTTTTATTACTCCTCTCCAAGAATATACATTATCCAATTCAGTGAAAGCGTCATTTCCAATCAAGAATGGCTTGTAATATTGGGAAAGACCGCTTTTAAAAGGTGCTATAAGAGAAGCATCATATGACATTAGAAGAATCCTATAACCATTAAATCAATTCCATTTGTCGGATCACTTAAAGCAGCTGTATTTGTATTAGAGCATAAGACTCTTACACCACCAGCTGTTTTATTAAAAACCTGAATAATTCTAGGCGTTGGAGGATTTGAATTACTTCCTAAAAGAGCAAAAACCATATAATTTGAAGAAGATAATGCTGTTGTAAAAAACACTTTGAAATCTCCTGTACCATTTTTCGTCACAGGACCAACAGCGTTGAAAGAATTTCCAATTATTGCACCTGTTGCATCAAAACTTACAGCACATTTCAAAAATGAAATAGGTTGATCCATCAAAGTATTTAACATTCTTAATTGACTATTTCCTGCACCATCAGCATTTGCATATAAAATCGAATCGGATGACTGGCTATTTATAGCATTCGTCAAATTAGCTGGGATAGATCGGTTAATAAAACTTGCTTGATTATGAAATCCATCTTTTGGATTAGCTACGTTATCTCCAGAAGCTTGATGATCTACAGGAATTATTCCATTAGGAATTCCAGCGGAAGGATTTATAGGAGTAGAAAGATAACGATAATTGGTTAAAATATCATTTTGAGAAACGTTTCGCTGATCTTGTGGCTGTGGAATATCTTTATATTGGCTCATCGTGGCCTCTGTGATGTTGTATCGTTTCTAAATAAATCATTCTTCCAAATTCTTCCCTGCTTATCTAATGAATTACCCTTTGAAGGCATCTTCTTTGATTGATTATAGGGGTTCTCAATATATGTTATGACTTCGCGTTTATGTTTCATCAGGATTCTTTTTCCATTTTTTCATTTTTATGATGTCTTGGCATGTCTTATAATCTATGCTGAATTCTCTACGAAGATCTTTTATCGCTTCACCTTTTTCATGTCTAATTCTCATATCACAAACTTGCGACCAATTCAATTTTCTTTTGATGTTTCCACATCGAATTGCATCATGTACATTATCTCTTTGATCGCCTATCAAAAGATGTTCAGGATAAATGCAAATAGGATTATTGCATTTATGCCTTAAAACTTTATCATCCGGAACATCACCTTTAAAAATCTTGTACGAAATTCGATGAGCTAGCAGTTTATTTTGATTAATGCTGATATATCCATATCCATTATTCATTTTATGTCCTTGCCATTCCCAACAACCGTTTTCTGAAATTTTAACATGAAATTGTATCTCACACAAAGGGCTGCATAGCCATTTTCTTGATAATTCTTTATCTCTTAATTCCTTTTGGCAAACTTTACATTTTCTTGGATTCTTTTTTCTTTCTTGAGCCTCTAAAACAGATTTACGACGGCATTCCCTACAATATCTATCACGATTTGAAAAATCTGCATCAAATTCATTTCTTTTACATCTTGAACATGTTCGCATAAAAGGCCTCCTGTTTTCTGTACAATGTACATGAAAACAAGATTTAAAGCTAGTACAGGGGAATATAACGGGAAAATTGGCCATTGAGCATTATTACTTGAGTTCTGTGAGTAAATTGTAGGTGTTCTTTGGTGAGCTAATTGCCTCAAAGTTTTTCGTTGAGCTAACATTTTTTGCTCTTCGAATATTGCTTTTATTGCTGCCGCTTCTGTCCAATCGCCTTCTTCGATTAATATTTTAATAGCTGCACCATAAGCTATCATTTGCCACCATTCATTAAATTGTGGCAAATCACTCAATCCCGTAGGTGTCCCATTAAATCCATTAATCGAGACAGTAGTTGGTGTTGGAGGCGAATTTGATGTTGTAGCTGGATCGACAACCAAAGATGACCTCACAACTGTATTTGTAGCTGCAGACATGACCGTTGTAGGAAGAACATAGGCCATACATTTTACAGAATATGTATCATTAGGAATAGGTCTTATAAAAAGCTGTTGTTGCCAAAAAAGAATGTCACGTGGTCGTGAAGCTACATAAGGATGATAGTGTACGCTTGATCTTACACCTGCTGGAGGTGGTGCCAAAAACGTTAAATTAACAGCTCCTGTTAGATAATCAATTGTTCCTGTACTTCCAAGATTACCTGTAAGAGTTCCTGGATTTACGAATTTCTTTTGAATGGGAACATCTAAAGGAATTGGTTGATCAGTATCAGTAAATGTCTCTAATTGAGGTGAAGGAGTTCCATCAAGGTTAGGAATCATCCCTATAACTACTGTACCTTGCTGTACAGGAGTTTGAGTTAGATTAAATGCAAACGTTATAGTTGTACCATCGCCAGAAAAACCATTTTGATCAATGAAGTTTAATTCAGGCCAAACTTGATAAAATTCTGCTGGATATTGATACCATTTGAATTGGTAATTATCAATGTAGATAGGGTCGTAGATCTCAATAATATTTTCTGGAACATTATATGTACCGCAATTCGGAATTGTATTAAAAACGAAGAAGTCTCTTAGTTTCAATGTTCTGAAATGCTCAGGCATATCATAAAGATAGAAATCATTGATATAATCATCTACGCCAGGAGGATTAACGACTGTAACATCTCCAGGACCTGGAGATGTATCGGGAAGTTGATTTACATCAAACTTCCCTGTGAGTTTTCTAACTGTATATCTTAATCTAGCTAAGTCCCAGGTCGTCATTTTATTGCCTTATGCTGTTCTTAGATGCTCTTCAATAACAAATTTTCCACGCGCAACGGTGTTATGATCTTTAATGGGATTGCCTCTTTCATCTTGAAGAAAAGAAGCTTTTTGCACGACAAATCTTTCATTAATCCACCTTGCAACTGATAAAGGAATGACATAAGTTTTATTATCCTCCATTACTTCATGAAAATATTGCATACCTTTGTAATAAAGACCTGAAAAAGGATGTGCAACGCCTGGGGCTTCAATATTTACAAATGTTCCACGCACTTTGTAATCAGTTTCAGGAGTCATTGCCTCAATGGAATCCTTATGTACTGCCGTTTTATTTGCTCTCTTATGGATTAGTGGATAACTTTTTGTCTCTGTATGTACTGCTTTTGCCATGATTTGCCTCCTAAAATGGTATTTCAACGGTTGAATTGTTAAGGAAAGTATCTGAAATTGTACTCTCACAAAAATTATTATTTGCTTGCCATTGCAAAATTGTTATTGGCGTGGGTCCTGATCCCATAGGTATCACTTGCGCCTGAAATCTTTGATCGGTTGCAGATACCCAAGGATAAAAATTTGTGCTATCAACTTGTATGCCAGGAGGTACTTGAGAATATTGGCAGCTAAAAGTTGTAGGTGATAAAACTGTAACACTCACTTGTTTATTATTTAATTGTTGCATTCCATATGCTTGAGGTACGGTTAACCTTACAATTGCACCCGTAAATAAACCATGAGCAATTGTTGTTGTTACAACTGCTGGGCAAGCATTTGTTATATTGCTAATAGAACTCAAAATAGGAGTAAAACTCATATTTTCCTTAAATTAAGGAGGGGTTTCCCCCTCCTATGATCATTACTGATCTGCTCGCCATGCAGTCCAAGCAAAAACATCGCCTGCAGTCACACCAAATACGGTAGCTGAAGGTGTATTTAAAATACTTGATCCAACAATGAAACCTTGAAATGCAGTGTTAATCGTTGCATCGCCAATTAAGTCATCATTGAAGTTTGCAGGTGTTGCAATTGTTGGGCCGGCACCAATTGGAGTCAATGTTGCTGGTGTAAATGGAACAGAACTAGAAGCAGGCCATGCAAAAGCAGTGAATGCACTAGAATCTATACCATTATTCAGCGAGAATGCTCCAGTTGTTCCACCAAGAGTAACTTGGTTTCCGCTTACAGCTGAAATAATACCTTGCAAGTTATTCATTTGTGTCATTCCAAAAGCAGAAGGAACACGAAGTCTAACTTGCTGACCAACAGTCAATCCCAAAATTGAAGCGGATTGATTTAATGTCACAACAGCAGGATTTGCCGCGCTGATATTAACAATCGTTGCTTCTTGAGGAACAAAAAGTGGAGGAACATTCACTAATTGCACTTTAAATGTTTCAGCACCGTTAGTAAAGTTCGCAGTATTCAGCCATCCACCATTAGCAATTGTGAAAGTTGTAGTATTCACAACAGTATTAACAGTGAAAATCATACCACCCAATTGCTTGTTGACACTATTACGAGTCATCAAGATTGTAGCTCCAGGAAATAAAGTAGCTGTTGATGAAATCGTGAAAGTGGCTGTTGCAATTGCTGTATTAGTACCTGAAATTTGAGGTCCTAAAACTAACTGAGTTGGAGAAGCTGCATGTCCATCATAAAGACTGATACCATTGCTAGTAACTCTTCCAATTGATGATGTTAATGCACTTGGTGTTAAAGCTTCTAACATTGTAAAAGGGGTTACAGAAGAAGCAAACTCCTGTTGCCAAATTGCTCGATAAGTCAAGTAGTTAGCACCAGGGTTAGTAACTGGAGGTCCACCCGCCATTGTTGTATTTAAAAGAGTCATGTTGATTAATTCGATTTTAGTCGGAAGAAATCCACAATTGACTTTTTCTGTATCTGGTAAAGATGATCCAACGGTAAAAGTACCTTGTCTCATATCGCGTCCTGGAAATGTCATAAATTACCTCCCTTATGAGTGTGTGCAGCGTAGGTTAAATAACCACGCATCGTTCATGAGCCGAGGCACTTGTGCCATTTTCCATGCACCAAGTTGCAGTCTTCGCAGAGGATCAGTTGGACCACCTGGAGGAGTGTAAATAAACGACGCAGTCGCGTTTGTGAGTTCAACAATCGCATAGGCTTCTTGACCTGTTACGAAAATATTGAAAATGTTGTTACCATTCAAAGATGCATTTTGTGTAATAGATCCTTTGGAACTATACAAGAAACGGATATTTGAAACTGAACCCCACTCTGCATTAAGTACGTTTTGATTAGATGGATATTGTGCTTGAGAAATAAAGCCTGTGACAGCTTCCAAATCATCAATTACACCTGTATTCATCATACCCCAAAACGCTTCACGAACAGGAGCAGTACCAAATTTCAAAGTTCCTTCGATATTATCGCTTATCATCATCGCATCGTTACCAAGCAATGCAAGAATAGTAGCATCAATATCAGAACGAGCAAGTTCTGTTGGCATATCACCGTTAACTCCACCTGTACAGTTAATAACTGATGCAGTAGAAGCCAACATATTACGAATTAACTCATCTTCAGTTTCTCTCATAGACTGAGCTAAAAGAGAAACAGTTTGATTCAAAACCGGATCCTGATTAATGAACATAACACTATCAGTAATAGTGACATAAGTTCCATAAAAGTCGAGTCTTGCATCAATGTCTACAGCGTTTAAAACTTGCCCAGGAGGTGTTAAACCTGAATCGGGAAGTGGTACTGTAGCTGTTTGTAGGTTTGTATAGCGTCTATAACGCGCAATACGACCGCTATTAGGCGGTAGTTCTTTCTTCATCGCCATTTGTTTATGAACAAGTTTTGGCATCGGTCTTGATAAAAGAACGTTGTCAAACCACTGTTGTACTGGTGGCGGAAGAGCATTACTTGTCGTAATTGTCATGGGTTCTTCCTAAAGTTATGCCCTTCTAGCATACTTTTGCGATTCTTCCCAAATCTGCTCTTTAGTCATCTTACTATACTGGTCTGCCTGTGATTTTAAAGAACCTGCGGCATTTGTGCTTGTGGGTCTTTGGGTATTTTTGAGAATCTTCTCAGCCTTTGGACTTGGGGCACCTTTTGTCATAGTTTCCTCATAGTTATCACTTAGCTTACCCAATCTATAAGCTGTCTCAGCAGGATTTTTGGATTGCTGAATCTTATATGCTAGAGCTGGGTCGTTTTTAATCATTGGAAGAGCAAAGTTTTCCATAACATAATTGTAGTCCTCATATTTGGACTGGCAACGAGTTTCGTCATCAGCGACGCGCTTTTTGCCATCATATTCAGCAAGCGACTCTTGAACCGCCTTTCTAGCTGTTTTTTCAGCCATACGGGAGGCGAGTTTTCTCGCTTGTTGAACCGTTAAATAATCATCTTCGGGTAAAGAGTCGAATTCGTCCGGCTCCTCCTGTACGTGTTGCACAGGGGCAGTATTGAGCTTTTGTTCAAGTTCTTCGATTCGCATTTTCTGAAACTTGAGGACTTCGTTTGCTCTTTCCCAATTGATTTGTTGAGGGTCAGGTTTTGTTTCCTGCGGCTCCGGTTTTGATTCAATTACTTCCGGCTCGTTTTGCTCTTCATTTGGCGTTACTTGCGCCTCTAATTCTTCTTCTGACATGTATGCGGCTCCCATACTTTAAGCCCGTTTAATTCTCCGACCATTTTTTCCGCGCATTGCGGGCCGTCGACGCTGTTTTTTATTGGTAATCTTATCCATTCTATGAAGATAAGACCATGGTAGTTATAACATCGGGTAAACCGAGGTTTTGACCAATCAACCATTAATATCGAATAATATTATCAAGGTTTGTAACCTTGGATAATTCTTTAAGGCTGCTAACAACCTCTGGGATAGGTTCGTTTTTTCCTTCCATAGCCCATGTTGGCCAGTCACCTGGCAAACTCCATTCTAAAGTCAAAATTCCTTTATCATTATCGACACCAAAACAAAGACAAGAAAGCATCATGGGAGGTTTATGTTTGAAAACCACCATTCTTTTCATCTTTATCACTTGTTGGTTACCTGGAAAAGGCTTAGCATGAAAAATAATATAATATTTTTCAGTTTGCTTTTTGCAATTTTCCATTTCGATAATTTCTTCAACGTCTTTCATCAGACGTTTAGTCATTGCTATTCGAGTTTCCCCTAATTGCTGACCTGAAGATATATAAGGAACACAAACCATTTATGCAATCTTGGTAAAATGTGAACGTTTCAGTTTTGCAGAATCACGAGAAATGATCTCACGATTATGTTTAACGTATTCGTTTCCTCTTTCACCATGTCCAGAATGTCCAGGATAGGTTTCTTTTCTCAAAAACACATCTGAATCAGATTCATAACCTTTATCAAAATGATGAGCACCTTCGATCATTTTTGGGCCACGATCTGGATTAGATCTCTTTTCATGAGATCCTTCTCTTTCTGCCTTATCAGGGCGTGTATTGTTTTCATGTGACATAGTATTCTCCTACTGTCAAATCAATATTTTAACTGCAAGATAAGATATAGCTCTTTTAGACGAGTAATTCAAGATTTTTATTGTTATTTTAGAAAATAGGGTGGATTATGAAGAAATCAAGGAGATCTTTATGACTGCTCCACTCTCAGTTAATGTTCCATCAGATACACAAGTAGAATTAAATGACAGCTGCAATTGCAGATGTTGCATACCTTTAAGAATTGGAAAGAAAAAGAAAAAAGATAAAGTTGATGATGCAAAAGAAGAAGGAAAAAGATTATCTAGAGAAAAATCTGTAGATGATCTTTACATAACGGTCATCAAGTCACACTCTGAGATTCATTTTGATAAATAATTTATCATTCATCTTGAGAATCATCTCCTCTTGCAATTGATTGGACTTCTTCTAGAATCCAATTTAAACCTCGTATCCAGTCAAAAAGATCCTCAAGATTTTCGGATTTTTGATATTTTTCTATAAATGTCTCATACGAATGCTTAGTTTCAGTTTCTTCAAATGGCCTGCAATGAAGATTATAAGAATTTCCATTTACCAATATATCTTTCACGATTTGATATATTCGACCTAAGTCTTCGATTCGTTCTCTTTTTGACATAGACCTTCCTTTTCTTTGCATCCAGGACATTTCCAAAAGTCTTTATTGGCTTGAAAAACTGGATCAGTGAATCCACATTTTAGACATGTAAGATAAATTATAGGTTTTTGTTTCATTATTTCTCTTTTGGAATGGGAATCCAAATTGCATTCTCAATTTCATCATGTCTAACAAACCACGGAATATCTTCCCAAATGGTATCGGGATCGTTTTTCTCTATCAAATATAAATGATGTTGATCATTTAAAATTACTTTTGATTTACATAATGATTTCATCAGTCTTCATTTCTGACATGGGCATTTCCCTTTATCAAGCTTAGGCTGTCGACAATATGGGCATAGTTTGACTTTATCCATCATAATCCCTCTGGAATCGGTGGTAATGGCATCCATGCTAAAACTTCGCTATTAATTCTATGGCACACAAAATCAGGTTTTGTTTCATTTTCGCAAATAGCCAAACGATCAATTGAATAGTATTTATCTCCTACTGCAAATGGCAGCCCATCTAAATTTTTACACATACAAACCACATCTACATATAATTCAGGCAGTCTTTTCTTAACATCAATCCATTCAGTCATCTTTACCTTAAAGTTTACTTGTCCTAGCGACTCTCTCAGCGGTAATTCTCACATACATATCATCGACATCTTCGATCTTTTTAATTCTCCATCCCCAAAACAAAAACGCATTGGAAACAGCTTCTCGTTGATATTTTACAGTTATTAATGAAAATGTATCTATCAATCGAATATCTCCTGATCAGCAATCCATGTCGTTACATATTCGTATATGTAATCATCAATTGCTAATGTTTCAACCATAATTTGATTGGTCGCAATCCAATCTTCTAAAAGTTCGCACATATATTCTGTCAGCTGTCTTTCTGTCATTTTCATGTATCTTCATCCGTTTCAGCCATAGGTGTTTCAAATAATTCTATATCATCAACTTCGGGCTCTTCAGGATGATAATCTTCTAATATAAACTGAACCATTTTTTCTTTAGCTTCTTCTTGTGCAGTATTAGCAATCTGAAATTCTTTTGGACTTGGCTCAGGTGATTGTCTTGCATTTAATCCTGTAAATAATGGCTCATGATTAAAAACATTTATAGGCTCTGAATTAACACTTAAAGGCCTTCTACGAATAAAATCGTAAGATGGCTGTAAAATTGGTTGCACTCTTCGAAAGACTAAAACTATTTTTCTGTCTGTGATTTTTTCCTGATGGACTAACTCAAATCCTTCATCCTCTTTTTGATTGAGTATGTCGATTTTATCCCATTGAGTAGCAATTGATACTTGAATATTTGGATCCCACATAAAACACTCCTTGGTTGATCCCAAGGTAGGATTTTAACCTACTCCCCATATTTTAATCGAATAGTGCTCAACGAGCTTCTTGGGAAATTGATATTTTACCGATTATCTATAAAATAATAAATATTTAAATTATTTTATAGATGGTTGTGGTTGTTTATATTTAGATAATTCAGATTGGATTTTTGCAAGCTCGATTTTAGATCCTTCCATTTCAGCCAAATGTAATGCATCGCTTTTATCCATCGATTTTTGACGCTCTTGTAATTCCATCATGAATTTTGCTAATTTCATTAAATGGTTTTCATCCATTTCTTCAATTTCTTTCATAGCTTTTGCATTTGCTAGTGCAGCATTTGCTCGATCTTGTACTGCCATAGCTTCATGATGTTCACCAAGTGCAATATTGGAGAATGTTTTAGCTTCTTTTTCTTTGGCAGATGCAAAATCAGATTGAGCTTTAGCCTCTAAGCTACGTGTAAGAATCTCTTGTTGTTCCATTGCTTGCTGAGTTTGAGCTTGTTGAAGTTGTGCTTGTTCTTGCGCTGCTTTCTGTTGAGTTTCAACAAGACGTTTTTTGTCTTGAAGAGTAGATAATTCAATAATGTAATCATCTGGAATTGCAGTAGGCATAATTTGTTTAAGCTGTATAGCTTCAAGAAATTTATATTGTCGTTGCGTTGAAGTAAGTTCTCCTTCTTCGACGACGCATGAAAACTTACTGAATTCTTTTTCAAAGAAATGTTCAGTTGGCTTCTTACCGATAATATGAGCGACTTTTCCTTCACCGAAGTTATTTATTACAAGATCATCTATGATCTCGCCTAAATTCTTTTGAGATTCATTTAAGTTGTCAAAAACGCTTCGAAGACCCGTTAAACCTGCACCCATTTTCATTTTCATAAGTACGCCAGACATCTCTTTTGCGCCGAGATTCTGAGCAAATAATTCTTCCGGTCCCACGATATCCATGATTTCTTTTTCGATTGTCTGAATAAGTTCGAGCCATCCTTGGCCAACAGGCGGGGGCATGAATTCTTTGACATCTGTAGCCAAGTTAGAAGTATTTTTAAAGAATAAGGCTTTCCCTGGGCCTCCCAAGAATGCATCTTCAGGATTAACAAGCGCATCTTCTTTCACCATTAAACCAGATTGTATTTGAGCATCTAACATATCTAAAAGACGATTTCGTCGACGATTCAGCTCTATTTGTGAATCACGGATATTCCTCGGAATACCCATAAATCGACTACTATAATTCTGGACCTCGGGAAACATATAACAAACGTGCGGGACGAAAGGCATGCGATCAAGTCCATAAGGTGACTTCTCTTCGTACATAATGTTGTTATTAACTAAAACACAAAGCTTAATGGTTGGAATTCGAGCCTTGATAAGTTTGACATTTGGATTGATACGCATTAATAATTGGAATTGTTCTTTTGTACCATTCCAAGGGGCAACTTCACCTGTTCTTGTATCCAAAAGTTTACGAGTATCTTTCCAGTCTCTAACCCAATATTCATCATAAGCATACATTTGAACGTTATATTGATACCAGTTTTGCGCAAGATATTGAAATTTGCCATCCATCGAAGCATAGCCAGTTTGAAGAGCTGGAACAGAATTTCCAGCATTAGGAAATAAAGCATCTAACTGCATGCGTGTTATATATTTACGAGTCCAAATACGATTGCAATCAGAAAGATCTTTTTTTGTCCAATAGGGATCCATTAAGAAACTATTGTAAGGTAAACGATCAATACAAATTTTTCCATTCTCAGGATCTTCTCTAAAATCCATCCAAATACTTTGTAAATTAAGACCACAAATGAGAGAACCTCTAAAACTTTCAGAAATATTCTCATAGCCCGCCGTTTGATTCATCACCCAATTATTAACGGTACTACGCTGATCAGCAGTTTCACCCATATCAGGATCATTGTCAGCTGGTTTAATGATATTGGCTAGTCTATGGTCACGCTGGAAGCCATCTATCATATTGATGACACGAAGAATTTTATTGAATGTAAGGTCTTTGCGGTTTTGGGCATTCAAACCAAAAGCATAGTTATTATTGGTTTGATTGCCCGCAACCATATTCAGATCAAGGTTCGCCTCAAACCACCATTGCTGAAATAAGCTTTGACTTTGTTGCCAGAAATCTTCTAATTCACGTGCAATTGGATTTGAGGTGGGCCATGACATATGGATTGCCTTGATTAAAATATTTAATTGACACTATAGGCAAAAAAAACCGTTTTGTCTAGTAAACTATGAATTACCAGCGATTAAGTTCGTCTTGTGCTTTATCAGCATTCATAATTCGGGCTTCTTCGGTTTCATCGAAATAAGCATGCCAATAGCAAAAAAAAAGACAAAATATAATTAGGTATTTACTCATATCATCCTGGTATTTTAAGTTTTAAAGCATGAGTAGGTGTAAAAGATAAAGCATCCTTATTATAATAAGGTAACCAATCAACTACACCTTCAGAAATATCCCAAACAATTGCTAATTCAAACTTTTTGGTTAATGAATCGTAAAGAACATATTCTTCATCAACAACAGGCATTTCGATAGATAAATCTATCCATATCATTTTTTCTTTTTCATCATCATTTTGTCGCATTTCTCTATTTTCTTGTCGTGTTTCTTGTCCATTTTCAATAGAGCTTTTGTGTCCTTCACAACATTTTTTTCTTCTTTCATTATTTTCTTTATTTTCTTGTCCATTGCTTACCTTATTGTAAAAAGCATCATATTCTTCTTTGATTCCATAATCTCCACACATGACACAAACCTATGTCAAATTAAATAAGACACGATAATGTGTCATGAATCTCCATCATTTTCTTTCTCATAAACGCTACTTAAAAGCCATGTAACGGAAGATATAACTACAACCCAAACGATTATAATAAAAACCACTGGTAAAGTCATCAATACCCCGTATATTTTCTTCGCATAGATGAAATTTGATCAGGCGAAAGCTTGCTTGCTTGTCCGATCTCTTTTATGCCTATACAAGCCATTCTAAAAGCATCGGCGCCGTGAGAATATTTATCATGTAAAGGAGTGTCATAATATACTTTTAAGGCCTCATTGTATTTTTTGCGATAGAATTCTAAGCATTGAATGCCTAATTCGCAATTTTTTCTATCAAACACACAGTTTGGAAGTGTTGAACGTACAACTTGAATTCCTACTTCTAATCCATAAGCTTGTCCATCTTTGATAACAGGACTCATTTTATATCCCATTTTCTCAGCTACTTCCATACGAGATACACCTGAAGTAAATTCTCTATTTCGCATATCATGAGGAACATAATGCATACCCCAACTTATTTTATGTTTTTCACGAAATTTATCTAAGTAATTTATGTAATGATCGAGACCTACACCTTGATTCTCATAATAATCTAAGAAGTTCAACTTCCCATTGTTTAATTGCTGAAAGATCCATATACTTGAAGAATCACCAACACCAATATCCCAAGCGCTATGGCATTGCAAATCAGGAGTAGGGTTAATAGAAGTAACTCTATCTTCATCCTTAGCCGACTGAATTTGTTTTCCATAATACGAGCCCTCCGCTCCACGAGTGAAGTTGCAATAATATTCCTGTTGAATGAAGTCTTCAGGCATTCCTTCAGATCTTTTGCCTTCAATGAATCCTTCACCAAATACAGAAGTATCATCAATCGTGAGCAAAGATGCATGATAAGAATCGCACAAAGGATTAATTCTGTCTTTGTGAGCAATCTTAGCATATTCATATAACTTGTAAAAATGATTTTGACCATTGGGGGTCGATATGAAGAGGGCTTGCCCATTATTTTGGGATAAACGAGGTTCAATAGTATCCCAAGCTTCTCTATCCATAAAAGCATATTCAGAAAATATCACAAACTTAGGATTCATTCCCCGCGCGGCAGAAGCATTTTTACCGTCTACGCCAAGTAAATGATACACAGAGCCATTTATAAGCTCTACGCTCATCTCAGAACCGTTTTTTGATTTGACTATTTCTTCTGGAAAATGATCTAGATATCCCATCGGTTCGCCTTCATGAGTATCATGGACTCCTTTCCAAATAGCCCTCTTGGCTTGATTATGTTTTGGAAAGCAATGAAGATAGACCCCAGGCTCTTGAATCATTTTGTAGATAAGATAATTCAAAGCAAATAAATCCTTACCAGCTCCACGATGCCATGCGCAAACAATGCGTTTCTTACCATCTTCTAAAGCCTTCCAAGTATCTATTTGATAAGGTCTACATTGAAATTTATGAGGTATTTCAATTGTTGCCATGCTTCCAAGGTTCTTTTACGGCGTTTATAGTGATGCTTTTTGAGGATTCAGCTTCAGATTTCGCGTTCACACTCGCTTCAAACTCTTTTTCTTCTTTCCATTGTTCATAAGTTATTCTATCATAAACATGAAGACTTTTAGTATAACATGCTTGATGTAAAGCACCTGAAGCAACCATTTCTTCTCGATTTGCTGCTAAATTTGCCTTAACTTCCTCTAACCCTGCTCGAAACTCGGGGTCTTCTTTGGACCAAGTAAATAAAAAAGAAGGCGCTAAACCATTATTCCCACACCAACGGTTTAGATTAGTAGAATATTGAAATTTGGACCATTTAATCATATCTATCATCAAAGCTTCCCTATCATGCTTTCTTGGCCTACCACCTTCATTACCGATAGCTGCTTGATTACCCTTTTCAAATTGAGCCATAAATTTCCATAAAGTTATAATTTTAAACCTATCTCAACGTTATATTTTCTTGTAATTTTTTTGCAACTCTTTATGATTGTTAGAAAAAAGGAGATAAAAATGCGTAAATGGGTAAAAAACATTATTAGAGAAGCCCTCTCAGAACAAAAAATCAGCGTTGCTACGAAAGTTATTTCAGAGTCACGCCCTACAGGTGAAGATTATAATTATAATCCAGGATGTCTATGGTATGTAGGCGATCGTGTTTATATACTTGAAAGCATTGATGCAAATTGGGTGGAACATGAACCCCAATAAATTGATCCAACTTGATTTTTTTGGTGATGATAGAGAAATAGTCATTAAGAATAAGATGAGCTCCCTAGAGCTAGATGTAAATAAAATAGGCGCTAGTTCCGATAAAGTCCGCAAAGCCCTCTTCGCTCGCCATAATGAAATAGCTAAAATGGTTAGAGAAATGGAGTCTAGATTGGATATTCTCGAAAGCAATATCTGTAAAGGTAATGCCTGATACTTTACCCCCCTCAAAAGCTCATTTTCTCGAGTGAGTAAAATATTTTATTTCTACTAATTTGACATTCATTAGTAATTTTCAGTAAAACCCCTTGCTTTAGAGCTACAAGGTGCAAGGGGACCTGATTCGTTTAACCCGAGTAATCATCCGGAATAGCCTGTTTTATGAGGTTCTTGGCTATAAAACTACTAGCGAAGGGTCTAGAGTTCGCTTCATCCCTTTTTTAAAGGGGAATTTAGAAGTGATGAGCAACCATCACACCAAAACTATGATCTTTTACATGAGACTGACCACAAAAATAATGATATTGCATAGCTAAGCTAATCTTATCGGAAATAGGGTATTTTATACCTACAATACCTTGGTAAGCAAAGCTTGAATCTTTTTCTTTGGTCTCATGTGAATCTAAATCCGTCCGCATTTTCAATTTTGCAGTTGATTGATGAAGTCCAATCCCAATGCCTACAAATGGAGTAACTGTAGCAAAAGAGATTTGGCCAATGTCGTAAAATCCATTGATCATGTAAGAGAAGCTATGGCCATATCGTTGCTCTTTTGATATAAGAGCATCATCTGCACCAACATTATATTTTTCTTTGTGGTCGTTAGACCGGTAAGTTAACTCACCTTCAACACGAAAATTGTTAGAAAAATCGTATCCATATAAGGCACCAACTTTATATCCAACTTTTTGTCCATGAACTTTATTATCGGTTTGATAAGGATAAGCAGTCCCACCATGGAGACCAATATATTGCCCACCAAATAGGCTGATAGGAGCTAATAATAAAAGATTTGCGAGTAATTTCTTCATAGATTTCCTTAAGTTTAAGTTATCCGGAAATACCGGTATATTGCTTGTATATCAAAATTCTATTTTGGTAGTCCATAAAAGTCTCGCATCCTTATCTCAATAGTTATTGAATAATGCTTTGCTTGCTGCTGAGAATAATGCCATTTAATATCATTTCCTTCATCTCCCCTCCCGGGTGCAAGCCCTGGTTTCAACATATTCACAACACCATCACGGATATGTTTAAAAGACGCCACCAGATTGTCGTCATCAAACAATCTGGGTGCTTTTCGAGAAAAAAATATGTCACATGGAAGCGAAATATCAGAAAGCTTTCCGTTTAAAGCGAAGATGACCGCATTTTTCTGAGCTTTCGTTCGTTTATGTTTTTTCGTCCAGTGTTCCGAAACATTGAGTTCACTCACTGTGCGTATTGGAATTTCTATTTTCATTGATAATTCCTCTTGCTCATTAAATTAGAAAAAGTATAATGAACTTGCATATTTTCCTTGCCTTTGGTAAAAGGAAGCTGTTCTCTCATCCGAGAACACTCCTGTTAAGGTGGCCCCTCTAGACTTGAAACACCCGGAGGGGCATTTTTATTTATGCTGAGCGTCTACAGCTTCTAAAACAGATTCACTAAATTTTCTTAAAATATCCGGTTTATCAAAAGTGCAAATTGGTAGCCACTTTTTTTCGCCATTTACCTCAACTGGATGCTGTGGAAAATTTATCCAACGCTTTCCATCTTTTTCCATAATCGCAACGTTGTGAATGCAAAACCCACCCCATTTTTCAATTCTCAATGAAACCTTAGCTTTTAAAGCTCCTTTATCGCAAAGTTCAAACTTCGTTATTTCTATCATAAAACCTCTTTTTTGTGTTGACCTGTGTCTTTACATTCCTTTTCGTTTTTGTAGAAAGGAAGGTTGCTTAAAATCATTAATTCGCCCATCGCCCGAAAGATCCCATCTTTATTTTCCTTTTGATTCCGGGGATTGGTTCGTTTTATCAAGTTTAGCAAAAGCAAAGTTCTAATTCCTTTGTAAACTGTTGATGGTGTTTGATATGTTCCCGAAATAACGTCTCCTAAAGTGAAATCGTTTTCTTGGATTTCAAGTTGAATATATGCCCACATTTTAAATTCAGCAGGTGTGAGTTTTTCCATTAAGTTATTTATGTTCATATGTTTACCTTAAATAATTCATTAAGTTGAATCTTGTTTAAAGCTGTAGGGATCCCTCGCTTTTTTACGCCTTTTACAATTCCTTTTCTGACAAGGTAATAAAGCCTTTGAGCTGTAACTCCATATTGAATTGCAGCATTTTGAATCGAAATCAAGTTAGGATCTTTGAAGGGTTTTCTTTTCCACCGATCTTGAAAATATTGAATCAAATCTTCTCGCTTGATGAAAAGCCTTCCTTTTTCCTTGCTAGCGATTAGCAATCCCCGAATTATTGCAATCCTAATAGATTGAGGTGATTGCAAAAAGAATTTAGCCGCCTCATTTACCGTATAAGTTTCTTTTTTCAATTTTTTATTTCCTTAAATTTAAAATGTTTAAGTTTTTGTAAAATCTTGTTTTTTGCATCTTCATCAGTATATTTTATCGTAATTGGCTGCATTTGACCAACTAAAGCCACGAAAGTTACTCCTTCATCAGACACATGAAATTCACAATTTTCAGATTTTAAGCCAATTGCAGCTTTCTGACATTCAAGTTTCAGAGTATTTTTCTTACCGGGCAAAGGAGGATTTACTTGAGTACAATGCCAAACCAAAACCTGAACCAAAGTGGTTTTTATCTTGGTGGATTTAGCAAATTCGAAGGCTTTTTGGACTCTTTCCTCGGGGTAACGCATGAGAGATTGCTTGTCGTCTTGGGATAAACGATCATCGTTGAGAGAATCATAAAAAACGACGTTCGTTTGTTGTTGTTCTTTCTTGTTTTTAAAAGATTCAGTGGAAGAAAGGACTTTGTCCTTTCTTGTTAGTATAACGGGATTATCCGTAGCTGGATGATCCAGGCCTGGATAATCCCGTTCTGGAAACATTTTTTGAAAATCCCTAATTGGCATAGGATAAACGTCATATCTATGAATCCATTTACCCTTTGAGTCTTTGGACTTTGTGTGAATAATAAACTCAAATTCTTTTAATTCATTTAACATCGAAAGAATTGCGTCTTTGCCATTTCCTTTTTTCTTTCCTTGATAAATCGAAGCCAATTGATCTGAATAGATTTTCCAATTTTTAGGCCTTGTTAGAATATAGGTAAGAAGACCTTTTGCATCCCAAGAAAGACCAGGAATTTCCCAGTTTGAATTGTGAATTGTAGTGAAATGATCATCGAGTTTAATATTATGAATTGTATAAGTATCTGAAATAGAATGAGACATAGCGCCTTCTTTAAGGAGTTGACGATTAATACCGTCATGCGCTAAGATTAGAGCAGTTACTTTCTAGTCTTAGCGCATGATCGGTTTTAACGATCTAGTTGAATGATGTTTGAAAAGCCCGCTCCTATAGCGGGCTTTTCATTTTAATGAATTTAGTCCCTTTTTCTTTTGATCACAAGATCTTTCGGTTTAATTTTCCAAAGGACTTGAGATAAGCAAATTAAAGTTTACTGTTGTCATTCTTCGTCGAAGTTCACAATCTCAATAGTCATCTTAAAACCCTTTTCAAAGACAGAAATTAAGCCTTCCCTAACAAGGCAAAGAAGGTCATTTCTAAATTTCGTAGGTGATATTAAAAACATGTTTCGACATTCCTCATTACTCATCACAACTTTATTATTTTTATCTTTATGTCTCCAAAGTTCAATGTATGTCGATGCACTTTTGGGATAATGATCTAATACTTGCTTTAAATACATATATGGAGGAAGATCCAAGTTAAATATATCTGGCATAAAAACCCCTTTTTGTGATATCTTATGGCTTTTTTTATTCCTAGATTGACTTTTCAATCAAGACAAATCATGCTGCCATAAAATTAAAATATTTTCTTTATAAATATTTAAGAGGTTGATAATGAAGAAATATTGGTCATTGATTCCCAGTAATCCTCACATAAATTTTATTGTAACACTCATTGGGATGTCTATAGTGTTTTTTTTTGCCTTCATGTAATCATGTACGGCGTCTTAATCTTTTGATTATATGTTCTTTAATAAGCTCATTTCTTTTTTTTTGCTCTTCAGAAATTTCATCATCCAAAACAGAATTAAAATATACCCCTATATTTATTGCGATTTTCCTAGAGTCACTAAGATTTGTGTAAAATTCTTCTGTCAATAAAGGCATTAAAACTTCAAAACAAGATGCCAATACAATAAATGCATCTAATGTGCTAAGTCCTAGTTCTTTAATAATTTTTCTATATCTATTTTCAATTTCTTCAGGTTCCATTAATCAACTCCTCAATTGAAACGATTTGATTTGTAGCTTCTGAAATTGCTTTAGCAGCTCTTAATGTAGGTTTAAGACCACCGTTTTTTACTGCACAAAGAAAAGAAACACTATATCCTGAGAGTTCGGCTAGCTTTTTATAGGTTATTTCATGTCTAAACATATATTCTTTTAAGTTCATAAGACCTCCTTTTGCAGAAACAAAATATCAGAACCTACCTATTTTAGTAAAGTTGATATTTTTAGAAATATTGCTTGTGTTAAATTTAGAACTTATGCTAAAGTTAGGTTATCAAAGCAAAGTTCCCTGTCGACTGCGCCACCAAACGCAGCAGGTTGAGCGGCTGAGATGAGTCTAAACTATAAAATGAGGTATGTTATGTTACGCGATCCAGATGATTATGATGACTGCAAACAGCAGGGAATCGATGAATATCTTGATAGAGAATATGAATGGGCATGCGATAAACAAAAAATGCGTGTCTATCAATATTTTTCTTGCAGGACAAATGAGTGCTTCAGGACTATCAGAGACTTTCTAAGAGATGCATATGATGACGATTCGTTTAATTGGAAATGCTTTGTGAAAAAATTAGACTTGTCTGATTTAGATATTTATGCTCTGTTTGAGTTTGAAAAAGCTTGGAAAGAAAAATATTGGGAAGATGAATTGGATAGAAACGCAGATGATGCTTATCATGCAAAATTCGGTTAGGAGACTCCATGAATAATCAATTAGTACCTCACACAAATGACATGCAAAATTTGCAGTTAATCGCAAATACAGCCCATGCTTCAGGTTTATACAATACTGTCGGTGGTAAAGAAAAGATTCTCATGATTCTATTAGCTGCTCATGATCTTGGAATCAAGCCCACAATAGCTCTTAATGGTGGTATTTGGAATATCCAAGGCAAGATTGAGATTAGCGCAAGACTTATGACATCCATGATCAGACGAGCAGGGCACAATATCTCGATTAAAGAATGCAATAAGAATATTTGCACTCTTAAAGGCAAAAGGGCTGATAACGGAGATGAGATCGAATCTTCTTTCTCTATTCAAGATGCCACTAATGCTGGTCTTGCTAATCGCGATGTCTGGAAAAAATATACAGAAGATATGCTTTATGCAAGAGCTATGTCTAGACTAGCAAGAAGGCTGTTTCCGGACGTTATAGGGACCGCATATGTTGAAGGTGAAATAAGAGATGGTGATTTAATAACTGTCGTTCCTGATCAAAAAGAAGAGGTTTTACCACAAAAAGAATCTTGGCCTACTGAAAATCAAGATGAATATGTGACTAATGAGCAGTCTCAATTTATTTTTGATATTTTAAGTGAATGTTCCCCTAAATATAAAGAAAAGTTCTTGAAAGGTCTTGAAGTTTTAGGTATTACAATATCCCAAATAAAAAAAGAAAATTTTGAGAAGACTAAGAAAGCTCTATTTGCCCAAAGAGAATTACACAAGAAAACTTCTGAAACATCGGTTGAGACATGAATGAAATTATTATGGATATAAAAAAAAAGCACAAAGCAAGAATTGCAAGAATCAAAGATGATCTTGGCAAGTCTGAATATATAATTTCTGTGCTTGCTTGTGAACTGTATTTCGAAAAACAAAACACTAAAATGTTTAAGGAAATGCTAGATGAATCAACAAATATTACTAAAATTGCTTACTGAATTTCTAGAGGAAATAGCAGAATATGAAAGAAATAAATCTAGTTCAGGGATCGACCGAATGGCTAATGTTTCGAAAAGATCATATTGGAGCGTCCGAAGCAGCGACAATAATGGGATTGAATCCTTACTCGACTCCCCTAATTCTTTGGGGAGAAAAAATTGGATTGATACCTGAAAAGATAATATCTCCAAAAATGCAAAGAGGAAAAGATCTCGAAGAAATTGCAAGAAAGAAATTCTCTGAGCAAATGAAAATAGAATATATTCCTAAAGTTGGTATTCATGATGATTATGATTGGATGATGGCATCATATGATGGAATAGCTGAAGATGGGACTATTGTAGAAATCAAATGCAATGGGCCTAAATGGCACGCTGTGACCGAAACAGGTAAAGTACCACCTCATCATATGCCTCAATTACAACATCAACTTTTCGTGGCAGGTAAAGATTTGGGTTATTACTACTCTTTTGATGGATCAGAAGGTTTAACAATCGAAGTAAAAAGGAATCCAGAATTCATTATTTCCATGATGGAAAAAGAGATTGAATTCTGGAAATGTCTCGAATGGATGATTCCGCCAATGTAAAGCGGATTTACATCAATATTTATTCCTACACGAAGGAAATTTGCCTCCGTCAACACCTTGAATTCCTTCAATATAGTCTTTTTTATTATCCCATCTTCTAAGTGCTTCATTATTAGTCAATGAAAGCTCAAATTCATTTTGTGTCATAGGATTGTTCATCGCTTGAAATTCTTTAGCTCTTCTTTCATAAACAGCATTATCGACTGCTCTTTTATGAATATTTGGCTCTTGAGATTGAGCATGATCTTTATTTTCAATCTTACTATCTGGGGATTTATCGCTTTTTGATATTTTCATTTTTTCTTTCCTTTAGGTTTTTTTATATGAGCTCCAGCCTTTCTAGCAACATTTAAAGCAATTGCTATAGCTTGTTTTGGTGGTTTTCCTGCTTCTTCTTCGCGTTTAATGTTTTCACCAATAGCTTTTTTACTTTTTGACTTTATGAGTGGCATGATCAATCCTTAATTGTAAAATCCTTGTACGGAGCATTTAATAGTGTATGTTCCCGCTCCGGCTGGAACACTAACTAAAACATAAACTCCGGTTGCAGTCGCTACAGAAGAAATAACCGAAGTCAATGAAAATCTGAGTAATTGATTTTGTGTCGTTACACCAGTTAATGGTGATATTCCTAAAATATTGTTATAAGATGCTCCGTTTGTTCCTACAGTGATGCTTGGTACAGATACATAGCCTGCTATAGTTGTTAATTCAAAAACGATGTCTGTAGGGGTAAATCTATTAGATGTTGTAGTGAATATTAATGTTGCAGCTCCAACTTTTCCATCTATATTCGAAACTGAAAAAATAACAGGAGCTACTTGCCAAGCAGGCAATGCAGCCGCTCCACTTGAAGCTAGAACTTGTCCAATCGATCCAACACCTGCAACATTTTGGAAGTTTCCTGTAGCTGTAGTTCCAGCAGTAATAATTGAATAAGCCGTTGCAGTTGCAATTCCGGTTCCACCACTAGTAACTCCCAAAGGAGTTCCTAAAGCAAGTATTCCAATATTTTCTTGTAAACCTGTATTAGTTCCGGCATTTATAGCACCTGGTGTTAATCCTTGTCCGATACAAGTATATTGCAACACACCAGCACCAGTTACATTATTTACATTGCTTGAATTGAAATTACAGTCCTTAACAGCTACAGTACCACCTACACCAACTGATAAAGCAGAAGCTGTACCACTGGAAATGATATTTTGTAAAAATGTACAACCCGTTGTCGCATTATGAGTCACTGATGTGGTATTTGTTGCAGCTGTTTCATAAATACAGAAATCTGAAGAAAATCCACATGTATTGGATGTTGTTATTGGGCCTACTATTAAACTGTAGGTTATACTTAAAGGTCCGTTTGATGCTGTTGAAGTTGTAGATGAGTTTCCACTATTGCTAAATGATGAATATTTAATGATAAGTGATCCAGCACTTGAATGAGTGAAAAAAGCTATTCCAGTTGTCGTTAGGTTTGCTTTACATCTTAAAATTTGTATTTGTGAAGAACTAGACGAAGAAGAAAAAGAAATTCCAGTATTTCCCATGATCATTTCGCAACCAAATAAAGTTACAAGTGAAGCAGAAGCACCAGAAACAGTAAGTAAAGCAGCTCCATTTGTTTGCAATGTGATTCCAGCCATTTGGACTGTACCTGAACCCGAAAAAGTACTATTACCTAAAATGATCACATCATCGGTATCGCATTGAAACCCAGATAAATTAACACCAGCAACTAACGTTAAATTTTCTGTGTAGGTTCCAGGTTTTATAAATATAGTGCCTTGATAACCCTTAGTTGTTGCAGCTGTTAAAGCTGTAGCAATCGTTGTAAAATCACCTGTATTATCTTTGGCGACCACAAAGCCACTACAAGGGCCATAATTCCTATGCGCCATTAATAAACCTCATAGTTGGAACCGTTATATATTAGCTGCGCGGAGTCGAAATTTCCTGTAAGCAAATAAGATGTCACACCATCGATTGTTTTAGCTCCTCCAACCGTCGTAATGGTAATGTTATGAGTTGAGGCTTTACCTGTACGGTCTTTAATGACAAATGTACGATTGTTTGTAGGAGCATTTGGGAGCTGAATAGTGATTGCGTTAGCTGTAGGGTCGCAAGAAATATAATTATCTGTTGACAAAGCCACATAGGTCGCTGCGCTGGTTTGAACATAATTAAATGTTGAGAAATTTGTGATCGAAGTAAATCCATTAGCATCTACAGTGAATTGTGCACTATTAAATGCTGCAAGACCGACTTTTGCTACATTTGTAGAAGCAATGGCGGCTGTTAATTGAATATCCCAACTTTCTGTATTTGCTACCGAACCATTGGTGAATAGAGCTTTAGCATGTGTGCTATTTGCTACAACGGTTCCTATTGTAGTAATCGTACCAAGATTTGGACTTACAACTAATCCATCATCACCGGTTAGAGTTTCGGTACCAGCTCCAGTATTTGTAAAAGTCAAAAAAGGATTTGATGTACTTGTTGTACCAATGATCGATATCCCTGCGCCTGCAATAAACTGAATATTACCAGGGCCTAAAGGAGGAAGTGTCGTATCTATGGAAGGAGAAATAACAGTTCCGGCATTATCAGCCAAAGTCAAAACAGGGCCAGTAGCGGTGCTAGCTACCAAAGGAAGCCAATTAGCAAAAGGCGCATTATTTTGGCTTGTAATACTTCCCAAAACCCATACTTCGGCTACTGTTGAGGAATTGATCCAAAAACTCCCTATAGGATAAAAACCTTGATTTTCCTTAGGTTTAGTATCAAGCCCCGTTGGATTTCTTCCACGAATGAATGTAGGAGCAAAGCGATAGTATTGACCGCTTAAAGGTCCTGGAATTGCATTTCTTGGACTATCATAATAAGCAGGGTCTGACATTAGCTTTGCACTCCGTAAAGCTTGAATGTTCCTTGAGAGATATTCCCAGAACTAGGAGCAATTCTAATTGCATTAATCGCGCCTGTTGATTGTCTGCCGAAAGTTATTGATCCATACTCGAAAGTAGAAGTAAAAGGTGTGATTTGTCCATTTATACCCGGATTTCCTGTTAACATATTTGATAAATAATATTGCCCCGATTGTGTTGTCGCTGAATTTACAACTTGGGATAAATACCATTTATCAGTTGTTTCAGTAGCTAACCCAATTCCGGAGGCATCCATACGAAAATTAAAAACATTAGATATATAATTTGCGGCTAAGAATGTTCCTCCTCCATCGGTGCTAAGAGTACAAAATAACGATGCCCCATCAACTGAACTTTCGAGATTGCTTATCCTCAAAATGTATTCGTTATATGTTATCCCAGTATTGAAGGTTAAATTAGCACTTGCATTAGCCGTCTGCGACTGAATCAACACCAAATTACCTGAAGAAGCGCCTGTATTAAATGCCATTAATTTTGAATCCCGTAAAGTTTGAGTGTTCCTGAAGTAAAGGCCCCTCCGCTCAAAAGAGAGATATTAAATGCATTAACTACGGCAGCATTTGCATATGTGCCGCCGAAAAATCCTGAATCATATCCAAAACCAGATGAATGACCTGAACAAGTTGAAAACATTGATGAATAGGAAGATGTTCCTAGCGAATATAGATAACATTGACCATTCAATGTTGCAACAGCTGTTGAATTATCACCTAAGCCGGCCATTCTATAAGATGTTGAACCTGAAACTGATTGATCTGATAAACCTGTTCCAGGGATACATAAAAGTCCTCCAAACGAATAAATAGCCGTTGTATCATAAGAAGAACCACCATTTGTTGAAAAATTTAGGATCATATAATCATTTAGATTTGCAGAAGCGACAATATTATAGAATTGCAAAAAGTAAACATCATAACCAGTCACATTGGTTTTAAATTGAACGCCCGTTAATCCGGCAGCTGATTGATTTTGAATCAACACCAAATTACCTGAAGAAGCGCCTTGAGAATAAGACATATATTACCTTAGATTAAATAAAATTGAGTCCCATTGTAATATAGATCAACTGCACCATAATTTGTGGTTATCGAATAACTTGCAGCTGCATCAATATTCTTACCATTACCGCTGACAATGATATTATTTGCAGCAGCACCACCGCTTTCATCCTTTACAGTCCATCTTTGGCCTGTTACAAGGCTTGAGGCAGGCATAGTAATCGTTCTAACGGCAGCTGTTGATGTTACACCAATGATGGCATCAGTATTCAAAACTTGATAACTGATAGCAGTTCCTACATATTGCTCTACAAGTTGACCGGTTCCGACTACTGCTTGAGAAAATGTTGGACCAGGTCTTGGTGTTGTTAAAGCAATATCAATATAAAAAAGATCGGCTAGCATTTCTGGAGTAGTTCCAGAAAGATTTTTAGCAATAAAGAATGGAGCTAAAGAAACTGTTGGAATATTTGTTGTAATAGCCGTTCCAACAACGGTATTATTTATAGAATATGTTATGGATGAAGCATTTGCATTAACTGCAAATGATAAAGTGACAAATGAAGTGGATGCAGCTATAGCAGTGTTAACTGTTGTTGTAACGCTTCCGGAAGTAGATTTAATAGTCCATTGTCCACCGTTTACAGCATTAGTATATTGGAAATAAACCCCATCGGTAAATGAATCTAAACCACTTGATGTCGTTGGGCCATCGGCTAATCCAGCGCTAAATCGATAGGTATTTCCTCCAGCAGACAAAGCAGATAATTTAATTATCCAAGTTACTGTCGTTATTCCTCCGCCTAAAACAATATCTCCAATTTGTATTGCACTAGAATTTAATTGACTTGTTACAATACCTACATTTCCAGCTGATGCAGGAGCAGAAATAATCCCTGGATTAGTTATTGTTCCTGCAGACGCTATCAAATTTCCAGATAAAGATTGCCAATTTAATTTGCTGGCAATTCCCGTTCCACCCGCATAAGTACTAAGAAAATCATCAAACTCTTGCAAAACTACATTAGGTTGAAAAGTAGAAACAGCCACAGTTGTACTGTGGCCGCCTTGATTTGCATTTCCTGCTTGTCCGGCTTGTGACATTATTCCCCCTTACCATAAACACAGGTCAAATAAACCGATCCTGTTGTTGGTGCAGTTGATTGCCTTACCCAAACTTGAGTGCCTTTTTCAAAAACAAATGGGGAACTTGAAACCTCGCTGTTTGAAGTAAAGTCATAAAGAACAAATCCACCAGCCGGAACAAAATCATTATCGCCAGTTCCATCGCTTGCTGGTGCAGTTATCAAAGAATTAAAACCGATAAAGAGATCACCATTTGTGTTATTGGTGACTTTTATCATTCTAGTTCTATGACCAAATGCTGATCCAAAAGCTACATAATTTGCAGATATTGAACCATTAGCAACGACTCTTAAAACATCAACACGAACAGGGCTTGAAAATGCCATATAACCACCTAATTATTAGAGTAATCCACATGAATAAGAAACTAGGTTTACTTCTGTATGAGAAGTAACAGTTGTATAATATATATATGGAACTAGTGTTA